ACTATATTCACTGATATATGGTTTCATATAGATATTGTCTGCTATAGACTTCAACAAAATATATGGATTTACCAGCTCTAAATCTGGGTCAGTATAATCATCTGGAACTATTTTAGTTATCTTAGATGTGATTAAAATATCACCCTTCTTTAATATAATACCTTGAAACATATCAATACTCCATATTGTCTAACCATACTACCATAAAAAAATGGTCTCGTCAAACCTGAGTTCTAACCAGGAACGAGACCTATTTGGCAACTATATTTGATGAGGGCAGCCTAGACTATTTATCTAATAGTATATGATTTTTTTCGTTGATGTTCGGGAATAATAGTTGATAATTCAACAGTCAGTAGTCCATTTACAATATTCACATCATCTACTCTTACATCATCACCTAAAGTCCAAGACCTTCTAAAACTTCTTCTAGCAATTCCATTATAGTAATATTTCTCTTCGTCCCTAGTAGTTCTATTTGTTTCTACCGTGAGTAGATTTTTTTCAGTGTAAACTTCTATTTCAGTTTTGGAAAATCCAGCTACTGCAATTTCAAGCCGTCGTTTTCCTTCACCCATATCCAATATGTTATATGGTGGGTAATAATTTGAACTCGTATATGAACTATTCAAACTTGTAAACCAAGGGTCTAGCCCTATTGAAATTTTATCAATTTCATCTAAAAATTTAGATATGTTTGATGTGTTGTATTTTGCTAATACCATTTTAATTTCTCCTTATTAAGCAAGTAAATTTAATGGACCCAATATGGCATCCATCATTATTATATACCAGCTAATACAAAAAAATCAATAAAAAAGGAGGTACAGATAACCTCCCATTTAGTTTTCGGGTTTCACTCTTCCGGTTCGACTGAAACTTTTTTTCCAATTGTATATTTTGAAACTAAATTGTATTCCCCCTTGTCTCTATGTGGAATAACTTTAATTTGGTTCATAGGACATACATCTTGAAATCTTTCTGGATCAACCATTGTAACCAAACCCCAATCTTGAAGGAGATATGCAATGCGATTACGACGCTGGATGTCATTAACTGTTAAATTATTATACTTACCATCAAGAAGAAATAGTTCTTTAAAACTTACAAGATAGTACTTACTCTTTTTGTGTAAAATGTGAACTGATTGATACAGTGTCTGCTCCTTTTTTGATAGAACTCCAACTCTAGATAAAGTTTCTTTAGTTTTTAAGAAATCGTCTGGTTCTGCTAATTTTACTTCAAGCATCATATCTGGGGTCCATTCAACCCGGTTTTCATAATTGTTATTCATATCATTCAGGTCCAAAATTTTCAAGTTTATTCTTTATATAGTCAATTTGGTCTTTTGATAAGAGTTTTAATGCCTGATATGCCTTATCATTACTACATTTATAGTACTGCTTTATATAAGTAATATCATCTAACTTATCGTGCTTAACCCAAAAATGAAGCCGCTTTCTCTTTCTAATACTATTCAATAGAAATGCGTACTGAATATCTTTATCTAGGAAATGTCTAGAATTCATTTCATTGGAAAATAGTAAACAATCTATTTGATGTGATAATGATTTATTTACAATATATGGATTGTAAACATTACTTTCCCGAGTATCCAATAAATTTTCTTTTGTTTCAGAAATACTTTTTACCCAATCAAAAGGATTGTCGCTCATAGAAACTCACAATCAGACATTATCTCAACTAAACAAGCTAAAAGATTTATTTCACTATCAGAAACAAAAGAATTTTTATATTGATAATCTGCAATGTGAATAATCGCAGAAGGTAATGTAGATGGTACTACAGCAATGTTTAGTCCATCATACACCTGTCGGTATAATTTACTTACATCATTATCAATATTTTGAGTGGTCCATTTTTTAACTTCCCGGAAGTTACGTTCCTTCATAAATCCCATAAGTTCTTCAATATTTTTTTGAGATGATGAACCAATAGAACCAATATCTAGTTTACCGGTGGAGGTATACCTCTGCAATTCATTGAGTGTTCGTCTAAAGTCTGGAAAATATTTTTGTACTAGTTCAACTAATACCTTTTTTTCATATTCAATTCCTTCTTTACTCAAAATATCTTCTAGTCTTTGAAAAAATTCAAGAGCCAGTTTTGGTTTCTCTTTTGGTGGAATAATAAACTCTAATACCGAACATCTGGAATGAAGTGGAGGTAAGATTTTATTTTTATAATTGCAAGTAAATATAAAAATACAATTTTTTTGTAGCTTTTCTATCGCACCACGAAGAGCTAATTGTGCGTCGTGAGTTACATTGTCGGCTTCATCGATTAATAAAATTTTCTTTCCGGTATTGGTAAGTGATACTGTTGATGCATAAGATTGAACTTTATTTCTGATGGTATCAATAAATCTTCCTTCCTCAGATCCATTAATCATCATAAAGTCCATCTTTAGCTCTTTTGATAATGCAAGAATACAACTTGTCTTACCCATTCCTTGATTTCCAGAAAGAATAAGATTTGGAAGTTCTTTTTTATCTCTAGCTTGAATTAAAAAGTCTTTAATAGACCTTGGAAGAATACATTCTTCAATTGTAGATGGTGCGTATTTGTTTACGAAAAGAAAATCATCCAGCATAATTAATCATCCACAAAGGTTTTCTATTTGGTATACGTAGATAGTTATGTTGAGCCCATGGTTTTGACGCCACATATCGTTGATACGCTTCTACATCACTAATGGTAGTATCTAACTTAAAATTATCAGGCATTGCTCTCACAAATGATTTTACATTTTTATAAATCCCAATGTCTTCATTAGTGTGTTGTGTGAAAATATCTTCTGCAGTAGAAAGTGCATCAAGACAAGAATGAATTTTTCCATACCTATGTCTATACTCATTACATAAAGCATACCCGTGGCGAATTAACCAAGCAAGATTTTCATAAGATTTTGCGGCCCAACTAGTACAAGGGTGATTTCTAAACGCACCTTTTTCGGTTTTATAAGGCGTTCCGTCTTTTTTAGGAAGGGTTCCCCAATTATGATACCAAGGACTATAAATCACAGAAATGATTTGACAAGTTTCTAAACCCATCTTTGTTACATGACGGTCAGGAAGTGCTGCAGCAGAAAGAACAGGACATTCATCAACTATAAAAATATTCATAATAAAAAAATAATCAAAATTAAGAAATAAAATTACTATCGCTCTCTAGTCCAATAAAATAAGTCAAATTAAAATTTTGATTTGTGAATTGCGATATAAGTTGCTTTGATATACTTACCTCATAATTTCCAGGAATAATTTTAAGATTTTCGGTTTTAAAATTCATTCTAAATTCTTCGCCAGTTTCTCCAACTACAATAGAAACTTCATTTGAAGACGAGTTTTCTTTTTGACTAATTTGAAGAGAAATTTCTCCATTTTCACCAACAACTGAAAAATCGGGAAGACCAAATACACTAGATGCCTTAAGTAGTTTTTCAAATTGGTCTTCAGTAAGAATGAAGCACACATCTTTAGATGGAAGTTTTATATCTCTATTTTCTGCTGCAACAATAAGAGTTGGATCAGTAAGTCTATATTTAATCCTATGAGTTCCCTGTTTAATTAAGATGCAATTGTTCTTAGTAAATTCTAATGTAGGATTATCATATAACTTAAGTCCGTTCAAAAATTGATTTAAATCATAAATTGCAAATGAATTTTCAAATTCTTCTTCAACCTCCGCAACAGCTGCAATATTTCCAGATACCGCAATAGTTCTAATCGTATTTCCCTCACGAATATAGATGCTAGGATTAATACTAGAGAAGTTCTTTAAAATGGTAATCGTATTTGGTGTAAGTTTCATAATAATCAGCGATTGAATTCAGATAGTCCATTATCTTTACGAGTATAATGTCCGTCAAAGTGAAGTAGTAGCATAGCATAATGAATGACTTTCATCAAGTCCCGCTTGTTACGCCCATCCTTGTCACCATACCGAGAACCGTACTTCAAGATGTTTGCCTGACAGAAACCTGTTGCCAGTTTTTTTGCTGCCATCAGGTCAATAGTCTGGATATCAGCATAACCATCACTATCACCACAATAATGTCCGTGATAGGTGCTGGTTACATAATTTTCAACATCCTTAAGGATTTTATCTTCATTATATTTCCAAAGATGGTTTGGTTTATCCGTCATAATGGGAGTTTTTGTCAAATCAACATATCCAGAGTGTTCGTTCATAGTCATTTTATACTCAAGTGATTGCCTTTCATTTTCAGCATTAGGAAAATCCATTATAAAGTAAAACTAGATTTACCTTTTTAGTGTACCTCAAATTGGAATTTTAGTCAACTGAAAACTTTACTGAACCCGTTTATTTTTTTAACTTCTAATACTTTTTCAAATCTATCATCAAAACCTTCTCTATGAGAAATGACAAATATATTTGAATTAGTTACCACATAACTAATAATTTTAATAAAGTCATCAATACCAGAAGCGTCCAAAGAACTATCTAAAGTTTCATCAAAAAAGATTAAATTGCAATTAGCAGAATTTTTTAATCTAGATACTTCTCGCCAAGAAAGAATTGCAGAAAGATTTATTCTTTGCTTTTCTCCTTCGGAAAATGAACTATACGAAAATCCTTCGTGCAATGGGGTATTAATAGTTTCTTTAAACTCTTCATCTAATGTAAAATTGATATATAAATCCATCATTTGAAGGTACTTATTGATTTGATTATTGATAATTGGCAAATATCTTTTGATAATTTTGGATTTAACTCCACCATCCTTCATCAATAGATGGGAAAACTCAAAATAATGAAGAGCTTCAGTACACTTCAA